GACCTCTGTTGAGAAATTTCTGCCTAAGACCGCCCCGTGGTCCCACAGTCAGTTCGTGGATTCGTACCAGGGCCGCAAGAAAGAAATCTATCAGCAGGCTTTGACTGAGCTTAATGAGGGTTATTGCAAAGTCGAGGAAGACGCCACAGTACATGTTTTCATTAAGAATGAGAAAACCGACCGTACTAGTAAATTAGACCCAGTTCCTAGGGTCATATCCCCCCGAAATCCAAAATATAACCTAAGGGTAGGTAGATATTTGAAGAAGATTGAACATAAGGTGTTTAAATCTATAGGGAGGTTGTTTGGTCATCCCACAGTCATGAAAGGATACGATATCCATGACACGGCCAAACTTATGAGGGAGAAATGGGACATGTTTAATGATCCCGTAGCAGTTGGAATAGATGCATCAAGATTTGATCAACACGTTTCTCAGGAGGCTCTGAAATTTGAGCATGAGATTTGCATCAGCTGCTTTGCCACAAAGAAAGATAGACATAAGCTCAGACAACTGCTAAAACACCAATTGCAGAATCGATGTGTTGGGTACACACCTGATGGGCTAGTCAAATACACCACGGATGGGACGCGAATGAGTGGGGATATGAACACCTCACTTGGCAATTGCATATTGATGTGTGGGATGGTGTGGCAGTACCTCAAGGATAGGAAAATTAATGGACAACTGGCCAACAATGGTGACGATTGTGTGGTATTCATGGAAAAGAGAGATTTGGCGAAATTCTCACGTGATATGGATTCATGGTTTAGGACGCTGGGATTCAACATGGTAGTTGAAGAGCCGGTATTCGAATTTGGAGAGTTGGAATTTTGCCAGACCAAGCCGATATTTGATGGTGAATGTTGGGTCATGTGTAGGAATCCCCGAACAGCAATTGCTAAAGACTCGGTTATGCTGAGTCCGTATCAAAGTGTGGGCAAATTTCTCGGGTGGCTCGACGCGGTGGGAACCGGAGGCTTGGCAATGACGGGAGGTATCCCTGTTTTCCAATCGTTTTACAGTATGTACATTAGGTCCGGCATGCGACGTAGTATACCTGACAACCTGTTGAGCTGGAATATGCTGCAACACCGCAAATATGGTGTGAACAGGGAACGGCGAGAAATCACTCCAGAAGCGCGATCTAGTTTTTATACATCATTTGGGTACACCCCAGACGAACAACTGGAACTGGAGAGGTATTACGATGGCATGTTTATTGTAGGGAAGTTGGGAGATAGTTATTTCCCACGTGGTGTTTTCCCTGATATGTGAT